CATGATAGATAAATTTTCAAACATATTCGACGGCCTCAAGGCAGCTTACGGGACCTACAAGATCAATGGTCGCGACACGAAAGGCAAAGCAACTGGAAAAGCTACGGTCGTCAAAGAATCACGGACCACGGAGACATGGGAAGCCCATCTCTCTGGTCAACAATCCATCGGCATTATCCCTATCAACGAAGACAATCAGTGCAAATGGGGCTGTATCGATGTCGATGAATACAATTTTAACCATCAAGAACTCATAGAACGACTGCAAAAGGCCAAACTGCCACTGGTTGTATGTCGTAGTAAATCGGGTGGTGCTCACGTGTTTTTGTTTACCACGGAGTTCATACCCGCCAAAGACATGCAAGAAACTTTGAAACGACTTGCCATATCGCTTGGATATGGTTCTTGCGAAATATTTCCAAAACAAATTGTTTTGCATTTAGAGCGTGGCGATGTAGGCAACTTTCTCAATACACCCTACTTTGACCACGAGAATGGTCTGCGTTACGCGTTCAAGCCAGACGGGACTGCAGCAACCATAGAAGAGTTTTTTGATCTATACGATCAGAACGTACAGACCCATGAACAGGTGTTGGCACTCAAGGTAG